ATATTTTTGCCCCAATCAATTTTTCCATGGAAGCCATGCGATTAAACTGTTCGGGGAAGTCTACTCTAATCTTATTCCAATAACCGAGACCGCCTTTTACACACCCAATACAGTTATTGTTTTGGTATCCCAGTTTATACATTGCTGGCAATTCAATTCCAGCTCTATCAATCATGGCTAAACAGTCAGATTTTCCAAGTCCTTTGTCTATCAAAATAGACCACAACTTAACGCTATTGTTAGCGTCTATAAAGCGGTCTACTCGGTCTTGTTCTTCTGCTGTATATCCAAATACTTGAATGTCATCCGGCAGCTCAAATTGCTGGCGCATATCTTTTTTGAGGTGAACTGTGCAGGGTGCACCAGCTATACCTACAATGTACTTGCGTTTCTCAAATACCTCATAAATGCTGCCGTTGTATTTGTCGTTTTGAATAACGGTAATTGGTTGACCGAACCATTGTTCACAATCTTTCATAAAGCGCATATTGTCTGGATGCTCTTCTTTGACGTGGCAATAGACAACCTCTACCGGAGTTGTGCTTTCAGATATCGCTAATTTAGTAGCGACAGCACTTGCTGCGCCGCAAGAAAACCAGCTAATTATTCTACTCATTTAACCTCTAAGTGTTCTGTTTCAAAAAGCCAGCCAATTGTTTTGCGGTGTGCTTCCTCCCACGCTTCAATACGTTCAGCCTTGGAGAGCAATTTGCCCTGGTCAATATCAGCATGGCAGGTGAAACATAGGGCAGCGCATCGGTAGTCATGGGCTTTAAGTCCTCTGCCTTTACCATCCCGAAGCTGATTGGAATGTGCAGCCACAACTGTGCCGTCTTCTCTACCACATATCTGGCATGGGGATTGTCTAAGTATTTCAAGTAATTTCTTATTCCTATACATCAATCATTTTCCGAACGCATATTCCAACTAAGTCTATGGGCGTATTTATAGGGGGCTGTGCAGTCATTATGTAGTTTTCTGATACCTGCCATCCACCAGACTGGGTTTTCACTAATAAACCTTTGTCTTGCAAGTTTCTTAGATGAATTCCCAAGGATGAATTATTCATCCCCAAGCTCATATCAGATGTTTTTGTCCCCGGGTTCTTTGAAAGATACTGGAGTATCAATGTTTTTTTGTCCATAAAAGAAATGTGTGCTTCCGTCAGGTAATATTTCATATTCTGGGGCAGCAAATCCAGCGGCCTTAAGCGCTAGTATAACCTCTTCTAAGTCTATATCTTTCTGTGCCAAAATGCGGTCTTCTGAAGTAAAGGTAGTCATAAGTGTTTCTCCCAATGGATATCTTGTGATAATTCCTGCGTTTTCATTGCCTTTTCAAACATCTGTTTCCAGTATTCAATTTCTTCTAGCTGTTGTTTTATAACCCAAGATGCGGTAGCCACGTTCTCTGAACCAGCGATTGCCTTGTCTTGCATATCGTTAAATAACTTGTCAAGGTCTTTTACAAATACTTCTATATCAAAATTTTTCATTTCTTTTGTTCCCTTAGTTGTTTGTTAAATTCTTCTACTTCTTTCCACCATGCATCTGAATACTTTGATGGTTTTGTTTGGTTTTCAATTTCCTGTGTAGATGCAGCCAACTCCCATAATGCCCGCTCTTGTTTCATCCCCAGCTGACGACCAGCCTCAAATCCTGCAGCGTGTTCCATTGCCTCATAGTGGCTCTGCTTTTCAATCATGCGCTCGATGCGTCCGTTTAGATTTTCTATTAAGGCTTGTTGGTTGCGTAGCATGGTGGCACACTCGTTTACATGTACCCAATCTGCTCTAGTAAAGCAAGCCTCTAATTCATCAGCTAGTTCATTTGCGTTCATATTTTGGTATCCCTTTTAAAATTAACCCAAGGGTATTCCCTAATATCTCCATCAGACCACTTTACGTACACATTCTCTTTGTCTGATACCCAGCATCCTAAAATATGTTTCCCATTACGATGATTAGAGTAAGCAATATTGGCACCAACAACAGTTTTACAACCAATATCTGTAAGTGCAATGGTACCGCCACCCTCATTCTCAAGTTCAGCTATTATTCCGGCTGCGCTTGCGCTTAGGGACAACAGCAGCAATCCCGTTATCAATATTTTTTTCACCGTATAACTCCTCCATGAGTTCGTCCGCTAGTTGTACCGCTTTCTTAGGTTCTGCTATCGTCAAGGCAAAACAAGCTGCCAAGAATCGCATATGCTTTTTATCATCCATGTTTAGCTAACATTTTAAGCTGGTCGACAAGCATAGTATTCATCGGTTTTCCCTTATAAGACAAGAACTTAAGGTGCTCATTTTCAGAAACCACTTTACAGGCATCCCGCAGTCCTTTGTTATATCCACTGTTAAATTCTTCGCCGTTTTCTAAAGCCATAATCAAAGCATCCCGAATAAATGCGGAAGCCTTTCTTTGTTTAGCCATTCCCTTGAGCTTATTGATATGCTCTTGGGGAAGATACAAGCTGTACGGGATTAGTTTTTCCACTCTTTGTACTCCGTGTATAGTTCTTTTAGTTCGTTTTGGGCAGTCATGTTTACTTTGATATCAGCCCGAGAGCTGATTTTTAAATAGCTAGTTAACCATTCCACACAAGCCGGCTCAGTCATTTCAAATAGCTGACCAGTTTCGTGTAAGTAATCCCAAAACTCTTTATCTCGGCATAGCATTCCTGCCAGCTTAACCATCTGAGCACCAGCAAACTCTTGACGATTTAATGGCTCTTCATTGTCTGCAAGGCGCACCATAACAACCATGTAACGAGCCCCAACAAAATCTTTTACAATTTCGTCGGGTATTTCGTCTGGATGGATAGCTAAGTTCATAACATACCCATCCTTGGTCTGTTTAAGAGCGACTTTTTTAGCCTCAAACTGACTCGTCTGCATCCTCAAGTCCTTTATAAATTCCCAGCTTAGATTCAAGATAATTAATGATTAACATAAGGTCTTTAATCACGGTATCCTTTTCCATGTTGTCTTTGATAGTGTCTTTGAGAGCGTCTTTTAGGTCATCTAAAATCTTCTCTGTCGCTATTTTCTTCACTCCCATGGGTCTTTGTCCGTAGATTTAGGTGCTGCGTCCTTAACATAAGTATCTACTGCAAGCGATAGGAATTTGTTTCCGGTCTTGGATTCCCGTTTCCATGCGGATAACTTAACGGCAATCGTCTCATCATCGGATTGCTCCAATAAAAGCTTGGCGTATTCCCTGTCAATCGCAATGGTTCCAAAGAAATCGGGGGACTTCTCGGTACGCTTTTGTGAAGAGATGTGTAGTGAGCCGGTGTTTGGTCTTACTTCGTATTCCATAATTACTCCTTAGTTAATGATTTTTTTGTTGCTGAAAAACTTACCATAATCTGTGCATATGCTTTTTCGTCTAACTCTTTTGCTTTATCAAACACAACACGATTATTCTTAAAGATATTGGCTACATCGTCTGGATGGGTAGCTATTGCCAGCAATGCATTTACGCCGGCTTTTAACGACTCCATCCATGCGTTAACGTCTTCTGTTTCCATGACTGTTAACTGCCACTCTCCTGGCTTGCCTGCCGTTTTCCCTGTTAAGGGTTTGTTTACAGACATTTCTGCCGCTTTCTTAACTGCTGCCTTAGGTGCTGGGATATTTGGCACTTCTGGCATTGGCTTAGTGTCTCCAGTATCCGGCGGAATGTCTTCGCCGTTGTATATGTATAGCCCAATTCCATGCAGGGCGATTGCCTTAGCTAAGCAACGCTGCATAGCAGTATTGACGGCAAAAGAATCCGGCTCAGAAATCGGCTTATTCCGATAGTCCATTACTGGAAGCTGTGCTGTACGGGCTATATCATTGGCAATAACAGTACAAAATACCATTACAGAACCACCGCCCCAGCGTTGATACTCCGGATAAAACCAATGTGCTTTAGGGTCAGCTAATAATAACTGGTCGACCGCCCATGCCCAAGATAGATACGTAAGATTATTTTTCTTCTCAGTATATTTAGAGACGTCTATCTGTCTCAGTTCTTTGTATTCCATGATTATAGTTTCTCCAAGTACGCATCAGCTAAACATGCAGCTTCTTGATATATAGAATTACATAGAATTTCTTCAAAATCATCTGGCGGTTCTTTACGAGTCGCATCATAAAATTTCAACATGTCTTTAGACTTGTCAGTTGTTGTTGGGGCTAATGCCAACATAAAGTCGTAAATCATTTCTTGCCTTGTCTTCATCACTTCTCCTCTTTAAGTACTACTTCGATTAACTTTTCCAAATAGTGCTGGGCTTTACGCAAGTCCTCAACATTATTCTTAAACCGGTAACGGGAAACGTATTTAACAATGTTCCCCTCAAGATAGCCAAGGTCATTGGCAACTATATAATCCCATGGCTGGATTGCATTCTTTGAGTAATGCGTACCGCCTACCTGCATACCATTTGCACTCATTGGTTTTCCTCTAAATACGCTTTGTATTGGTCACAATATGGGGCTACTTGGCAATACTCTTCGCAGCGCACTCTCCTGCCTTTGCGTGTTTCAAGTACATATCCTTTGCCCAATTTTTTTACTTCTTCCTCTGCATCTTCTACTGTATCGTGTAAAGACTTTGCTCTTTGATTGCCATCTTTCTTGACGGCATAGACTGTTGGTCTTTCCCACATTTCCTCTGCTGTACAGTATTGTAACACTTCTGTTGCATCTGTTGCAAATTTAGCCTCGGAATGAATATGGATTTTGCTACGGATAAATAGTTCCCGTTGTTCCATTGTCCATAACTTAATTGGTATGACGACCGCCCGAGCCTCTGGATAACCTTCTTTAGTTTGGGCATCCCGTTTGTTCCAGTCTCTGACAATAGCAATAATAGCGAGCTTATGGACGGGAGCTTTTTTTACATACTCTACCAGCCAAGCATAACAGTTAAGCTGCTCTTCCCATTCTTTCTTCTCATTCATTACCGCCCAAGCACCAACATTTTTATAGTCGTTAATCTCAATGCCTTTGTCGGACTCAATCTGCAAGTCAATAGCTCCTGAAACGCTCCAGCCATCTAGCTCAGCAAAGAGACGCTCTTCCACAATATGACCGGGCACTTTGCCTTGCTCTAGGATGTAATGCATTGCCGTACCCCATAGAGAAGGAATAAGTTCTGTAACATCCTGCTCTATCAGATGGTCATACTTCTCCCGCAGCTGGACAATCCGTGGGCTAGTTAGTAGGCCAGTGACCGACATATGCGAAGCACCCTTAGAATAGGTAGGACGCTTTACCGCTTGGACTATTGTCTCTGGTAATCCGTATTTATTGGTTATCTTCAATTGTTTTTAATCCATGCAGCCAACATCTCCGCACTTGCTGCGACCGCTAATAACATTCCTACGGCAGCTTTTTTATCGCCAGCTAATAAAAAGTCATTAATCTCTTTCATAGACTTGTTAATGCTTAGCATTGTTTCACTGTAATCCACCATCACTTGCTCCTGTATCCATGGCGTGCGCCATTGTTATCAAAATAATTTACTGTACCACTAGGCGCTATGGTCTCATATCCAATACGGTTTCCTCTATTATCGTAAACCCCGTTGTTAGCGTTGTAGTTGTATTGACTATTGTTCCAGTTTTGTGGACTGTTTTCCCATTTGGTACTGCTGTTGTTGTAGTTGTATTGACTGTTTTGCCAGTTGTCTGGGCTTCTCTCCCAGCTCTGTTGTGCACATGCCGGCTTAGAAATCATCACGCCAATAAAAACCACGCAAGCAACCACAATCCCTGTTGTAACGGCTCCGGTAGCATACCCAATATTAAATGCTAGTTGCTCATTCTTATCCATTTTTATTCCTATTTTGTTGCCATCATATAAAGACCCACATTACCAAGAGCATAGCCAGCGTAGCAAATAGCCATGCCCACGTTACCTTTGAAATACTGCTCTCCGGATATATACGCATAAATTGCTCCTGTGAGAATGATTAACCAACTACTCATAATTTAAATTCTTTTTCTCTAACTATCTTGGTTAAAAGCATCCGAATGGCAACAGATAAGTTAAGTCCGTGAGCCTTTAAAATTTCTTCAGCTTGTTGTTTCACTTCACTATTTACTCGTGCTCTTATCATGTCGTTCATTAGCAGCGCCCATCTATGTCTATTTCTTTTTTCTTCTTTTTCTTCTTCTTTAAAATCTTGCCCATAAGCTCTTCTCGGCGGGCTTTTACTTCCGGAGTTGCGTACTCGTTAAGCTGGTGAACTTGTTTGTAAGTATCATCTAACCAATAGCAGCGCATCTCATGGAGGGTGTAGATTCCAAGAAGGGCATTCATTACCTCATCCTCAGTCATAGGCCAAGAGCGGTCGCCGTAAGTTTTAAACAGCATTTCAATATCTTTGCCGGTCTGCTCTACGGAAAATATCTCGTCCTCTAAATCAAATCGTGTTTTCATTTTGTTATCCAGTAAATAAATCCTACAGCCATCCCACCTAAAAATGCCGACATTACAAAATCTGTCGTGGTTTTATAAAAACGCCGCACCACCCAAGCCCAATCATCATCAAACTTATGGATAGCGTAAGCATATTCAGCATCCCTAAAAGCCTCTGAAGCGCTGCGACTAGTACGCCCTACCATTTGATACAAATCAAAGTTGTAGTTTCTTTGCTCTCGCTCTAACGCCTCTTGAACTGACGGGTTTAGTAGGTTTTCTATCCGTTTTGCTTTTGACAGTTTTCTTGCCATTTGTTTCCTGTTGTTTAATATACTGCCATAGGATTGCGACAATCCCTTCCTGAACCAAGAAAGCCAATCCTTCTTTGTCAAAATGAACCATTGCATCTGCTGAGCCATCTTCATTCTCTCTGGTGATTTCTAACTTTATTTCCATAGCATTTCCTCTGAACATCAATCGGGTCGTCCTCTGTCACCTCGGAACAGGCATACACAATCTTAGGGTCGTGCGTTACATGTAACACATGGGCGCAAAGAACAATTGAAAAACAAATTACAAAATATTTTATAGCCAAGACCATACACGGTTGCCTATGAGTACACAAAGAAAGAACACAATCGCAAGGATTACAATAATAGATGTAGCTGCAATACTCATTAAATTATCATTCATAGACAGTCTCCTCTAAGTCCAATATAATGCTTCCAATATGACAAGTCAATACATCGTACCCACTTTCTCTCATGTGTTATATAAGTGCTTACCCTAGTATTTCCTTATCCCTGTAGCGTCAATGCTTATTGGCTGGCTAGCGGTCATCGCCGGTATATTTCCAAGCGTGGAATGGAATTTAAAAAAGCCGTCCAAGAAATATGTAGGAACGTTGCTACATTTGGAGATAAGCCAGTAGAAGTATCCATCATCCTTTATCCAAGAGACAAGCGGCTATTGGACATAGATAACATTTGCAAGTGCGTCCTAGACTCCATGAACGGAATTATTTACGACGACGACCAGCAAGTCTGGAAGCTGATAGTGGAGCGGGGCGAGAAAATTAAGGGCGGCGGCTGCCAAGTGACTATTAAAGAATACTTAATTGATACCTAAAAGTGTTTATTGTCTATACATATTAATACCTATATGTATAAAAAACTGCAAAAAGTGTACATATCACCCCATTTTGTACACTTTGAGAAACAAAAAGGGGGGTTATACCCCCCGTTAAATCACTTCTTCTTGCTATACAAGTCTTTCCATGAGTCCATTACGCAGTTGTACCAAAACTCGTACGCTTCTTTGCTCTGCTTGGTTACAGTCTCAAACTTTGCTAATGCATCTTTGTATTGCTTTTCAAAATCAAACATGGTTATCTCCATAAGTTATGTTGCGGTGCACCAATTGTAGCGTATATTACACCAAATATACATAGGGTAAACCCTAATATTATGTAAAACGACCGGTATTATAATAAAAGTCCATCTCGTGAGGATGTTTCGGAGTGCCAAAGGTGCTTAAATGTCTGCCTTATATTTGCGACAGCTCCACTTTTTTTAAATCTTGTGATACACTTCATTTGCGTAAACGGACTTTGGACGGTTCTTTTATGTTAAACTTCCCGCTGTAAGCCTCATACTGTATGGGGTCTGAACTGTTCTTTTATGTTTAGGTGGCGGGAAGTAAACATAAGCGAATGTCCAATCAGACTTCATACCCTATGAGGTTTTTCCTTTTCCGCCGTAGAGCGACGATACAGACGGTTCATCCAGCTACCTTACATGGATATATCTAATGACCGAGATATTAAAGACAGGTTGCGCTTATATCGAAAGATTTGACAGGACGGCGCAGTGGGACTTGACTGGGTATCCACACGAACAGAGCATGATGGGTGATGTAGGGGAGTATGGCCGACTCTAGTTGATAGGCGCTCTGGAAGACAAACAGTACCTCAGGGAGCAGTGGACGCAAGTCGGCTGAAGATGCGGAGATTTCACATAAATCATTCTATGTGCTTATCACCCTCTCGTCCTGTCCTATGAGAGAAGGAAGTTTATTAGTGGAAAACACCTATAGGAATACTGAAAAAGCGGGCATACAGTAAAAGACCGGAGGAAATTTATGAATCAAAAAGACTATTACCATATGACGCAGCAAGAAGTAGCAGATGCATTAGGTATGAGCCGCCCAAATGTTAACCATTACGAGAAGCAGGCATTAGAGAAGTTTAAGATAGCCTTAGAAAAACGTGGTATTAAACCTGAAGATTTATTGGATGTGAAATGAACGACATTAGAAAACAAATACAAGAACAAATGAATAAAATTCCGGACGCCGTAAAAAACGGCTCAGTCCAGCAAGTTATCCGTTGGAAAGAACGCTGTAATGAAGCTCAGAGAGTAATGAATAACAGTAAAGCAACACAGCATCAACTGGAACAAGCTCTCAGAAGTTTGAAATGAATGAGAAGACGATACTTGAACTTGAGAAAGAAATCCTTGGTGAGGAATGGGATGCTGAGGCTGTCATTGAGGAACTTCAAAACAAGATTGCGGCTCAAGCTGCGGAGATTAAAGCATTGCAAGCCTCCCGTGATTTTTACCAGACCAAGAATGCGCAATCGGTCGGTCAAATAAACTATTGGAAGAGCAAGGCAAAATGATTAAAGACCAGCATGGCTTTCACCAAAAATGCGTATTTGAGAATCTGCGGTTTGATACTAAATACCCTACTGACATTGATGCCTTTATGGAAGTTAATGATAAATACTTTATTTTTATTGAAGCCAAGCGTGGTAATAAAGAAATGGATTTAGGACAAAGACTTGCTTTAGAGAGGCTTTGTGATGTGGTTGGATATGCTCGTGAGTCCTTACTTATCGTTTGCCGGCATGACTCTGATGAGGACATAGATTTGGGTAATTGTCTAGTTAAAAAGTATAGGTATAAACACGAATGGTATGTTGAGTTAGATGAGATTACAGTAAGACAAAAGGTGCAATCATTTATATATCGGGGGGACTTACAAAGTCGGCTCGGCGACTTAAAACAGCCTGTATAAACTTCACATAAACCGTATTTCCCCCCCCCGATGCCAAGCGGTTTCTTGGTAGTTAGGAGTCTTAGTGTTAGTATTGCGTCCGCATCAATCTGAAGTAATCCAAAAGTTAAACGAAGGTTTCAAAGAACATACCCGCCAAATCCTCTGGCCGTTACAGGGTTTGGTAAAACAGAATGTGCTATGGCTATCATGCAGCAAGCCGCATCTGAAGGTAAGCGGGTAGCGATGGTTTTAGACCGTATAGTATTGGTTGACCAGACCAGTAAAAGATTAGCCAAATATGGTATTAAACATGGAGTAAGACAGGGAAGTCATTGGAACAAGCGTCCATTTGAACCTATCCAAATCTGTTCGTCTCAGACTTTAGCCCGCCGCAAGTTTCCAGATATTGATATGCTTATTGTTGATGAGTGCCATGTCATGTATAAATCAACAGTGGACTTCATTAAGGCTAACCCTCAAATTAAAGTAGTCGGTCTTACTGCCACCCCGTTTACTAGCGGTCTTGGCAACATCTACACAAATGTTATTGGTGCAGCTCCCATGAAGGAACTCGTGGAAGAAGGCTGGGTTGTCCCGCTTAAGGTTTATATCGCCAAAGAAATTGATATGACCGGAGTAAAACTGATTGCCGGCGAATGGTCTCAAGCAGAAGCTACTTCCCGAGGCATTCAAATAACCGGAGATATCGTTGCGGAATGGGTTAAAAAAACCTATGAGATATACGGCAAACCTATGAAGACTATTGTGTTCTGTGCTGGTGTTGAGCACGGCAAGGAACTTGTAGCTCAATTTAAAGCAGCCGGTTATAACTTTGTTTCTATTTCATACAAGGAAGATGATGACTTCAAGCGAAATACTATTGAAGATTTTGGTAAACCTGACACTAATATTCATGGTCTTATTGCCACTGATATCCTTACTCGTGGCTTTGACGTTTCCGATGTTTGTATTGGCATTTCTGCTAGACCGTTTAGTAAGTCCTTTAGCAGCCATGTTCAACAAATCGGACGCATCCTAAGACCCCACGAAGGCAAGGATTTTGGTGTCCTGCTAGACCATTCAGGTAATTTCCTGCGGTTCAGGGATGATTGGGAAAGCCTATACCACGACGGCGTAACGGAACTCAAGACCGGCGGTGAGGTGACTAAGCGTGAGCCTACTGAAAGAGAAAAGAAAGCAGCAAAGTGTCCCGCCTGTGCCGCACTTTGGACATCTCCGAACAATACTTGCTCCTCCTGTGGACACGTCAGGCAAGCTCTAAGTTCTATTATAAGCATAGCTGGCACTCTTGAAGAGCTAGATAAGGCAAATAAGAAGCTCCAGATACAAAATACCCACTTCTATTCCGAGTTAGTCTATTACGGACGTATGAAGGGATATAAAGACGGATGGGCAGCCATTAAGTATCGTGAGAAGTTTGATGCCTATCCTAATGGAATAAAGGTAGAGCCCCGCCCACCATCCCAGCAGACCCTTAGCTGGATTAAAAGCAGAATGATTGCGTTCTCCAAATCAAAACAGTATAGGAAAGCAGCATGACATTTGAATCTTTTGCAGAGCAGCACGGGTTAATTATCGACCATCTCGTATATGACAAATGGACAAGGGTAAAGACTTTAGACCATCCTAATAAACGGAATGGTTCATATATTTACTCTGGAAATTGTGGAGCTCTGCAGGATTGGAGTAAGCATGAGAAGCCCGTTCTTTGGAGAGGCCAGGACTATAAGCCTGACCCTCAATTAGCAGCTAAACGCAAAAAATCTGAGCAAATTACCCTGCAGCGTCAAGCGGCGGCAGCTAAGCGGGCAAGTTGGATACTCTCACAATGCGTAGAGACAACGCACCCGTATTTAGCGGCTAAGGGTTTTCCCGAGCTAAAAGGGTATGTGTGGGAAGGTAATCTAGTAATCCCCATGCGGATTGATGGGAATATTTCCGGTCTGCAAACCATATCCCAAGATGGGACTAAGCGGTTTCTTGCCGGACAATGCAATAAAGGTGCGGTATATATCATGGATAACAAGGGTATTCCGATACTCTGTGAGGGTATGGCGACTGCCTTATCTGTAAGACGGGCTCTAAAATGCAACAAAACCCGCTATAAGCTCGTTGTATGTTTCTCTGCTGGCAATCTATCAGATATGGCAAAGTCGTATCCTGACTGCGTTATCGTGGCTGATAATGACCCCGTAGGAATCAAGGTAGCACAAGGGTATCCCCATTGGGTTTCCGATATTCAAAAGGAAGATTTTAATGACGCTGAATTAAGATTGGGTGCTTACGAAGCTGGGAAATTGCTTATTGCAGCATTTCCGGCGGCTCTTGCGTAAACTCATTGTCGCAAAACTTAGTAATCTTAAGCTCGGCTAGCTTTTCACCAATGTTCTTACTCAATAGGAAAGATTGGTTAGGCTGCCCGATAATTTCCATCGAGACCTCAACCATGCCGTTTTTCCCATCTTTTAAGTAAATTATCGTAGCGTTCATTTAACCAATCTGAGAGAAGCCTGACCCTCAAATAATTCAGGGAAAGCATTTACAAGCCGTTTCAGGTTCTCATTATCCGCTAAAAGGGCTGCTTTACCAAGTGCATTGGCAAAACCCCCTTTAACCTCTAATCTATCGACTGCCTGTAATAAGGTAGTCCGGTCGGTCAATATCCTCATGTGTTCCTATGGTATGTGTTATTAGGGTTTTCCAGCATAGATTTGAGAAGGTCATCAACAGTCTTAAACCATTGTATGACCTTTAATCCGTCCGATTGGTAGATAGTAAAGCTCAAAATCCATCATCCTCGTCGTCCTCATAATCCTCACAGCTCTCGACATCCACCACCTCTAAACTATCAAGCTGGTGCATATTGGCGAGCTCGTCATACGCAACATCTATCGCCTCGTCTTCGTCCGGTGCTGAGACATAACAGACCTGCCTGCCGGAATAATGCAAAACTACTTCATATGTTTTCATTTCTCTTCTTTCATATAATTGTTCAATAAATTGTGCGTAAGCATCAACCCAACTCATTTTTAGCTTTCAGCATAGCTTTGCCTAAAAGATAGGCATACAAACCGACAATGTTTAAATCGATGGAAGGGGTATTTTCATCATCTCCCTCCCATTCAAATTTGCCGCCATCATTCTCAATGGCATTTCTATAATAGTGAAATGCTAAGGGTAAAGCTCTTGCAGCGTGATAGTCCAGCAAGTCCATGCCGGCGTGCTCTGTTATGCCAATGCAATCGGCGTTAATTGGTGCTCTACTTGGAAATGCTTTCATATTACTCCCTCGTTTAATTGGTCTGCCATATCTAACATACAGCATAAGCATGTGGGGCAAAATTGCACCGGTAAAATACCAAACTCACCGACAATCCCGCCCTCTTCTTCAATAGAAAACTCTACACTACAAATTGAGCACTCTTCCATTATTCGGTTTCCCATGTTCTTGTATTGTATTGGTCAATAATCTCTCGCAGCGTCTGCTTATCATAGCCTATATTATTTAAAAGAATGTCATATAAGTAATCAGTATCGCCCACCTCAAAAGCGTGCCCAATCGTATTGATATCATCTTGGATTAAGCGTTGCACCATGCTATCTCTGTTCATTGTTAGCTCCTATTCTTGCGTCAATCTCTTGGAATACCTCTTTAGCCCAAAAAATATCTTCCATGTCATGCTCAAATTGCTCCTGATAAAAATCTGAGCTGGGTATATGGTCGTCAAGATAAAAGTCGGCAAAATCAGATAACCGGCGTATTTTATTGTATTGCTCTAAAGTTAATGTAATTTCCATGATGCGATGTCCTTTGTAGCTTGAAGATACTTCATTAAATAATCGTCTGTGCATTTCCATAAATTGACAAGATGATTGTCTAATTCCTGATGCTGCAATTCAGGATAAATGTCCATCATCAAAGTATAAATTTCATACTGCATTTGATAGCGTGTCATGCTGTCTTTCTCCTGAGCTCTTTTACATGGTCAATCCAACTTTCTATTACATCCCAATTCAAGCCTACTTCGCAATCATGGCACTTATCCATAAGCCTTAATACTTCTCTTGCCTCTTCGTCGGTT